CAATGTGCTTGTGATGCTTTACAAGAAATTGTAGATAACACAGATCAAGTAGAACCCTTATTAATTCAGATATTAGCTGCTATTCAAAATGGTACTGACTTTGAAGCATTCTTAGTAGTTGATGGAAATGATGTTACATGGTTAGAAGTAAGAATATGGAATGGAACAACTTTTGATCCACCTGTATACTTTGCCGTTGGTTCAAATGTACCTGGTACTCCAGCACCTCCTATTTCTTATATCAACCCTAATACATACTTAGCACAGATTGTATCATATACATCTAACTTAGTATCTATAGAAGCAGGTACTCCAAATGCATTAGGACAGACTACAATGGCTAACTCAATGCCAGTAGTTATTGCATCAAACCAAACAGCTATTCCAGTAAATCAAGGTACATCACCATGGGTAGTAGGTGATGGTGGAGGATCAATTACTGTTGATGGAACTATTGCAGCTACTCAATCAGGTACATGGAATATTGCAGCAGTAACTGGTCCAGTTGCTCTTCCTACAGGAGCAGCAACAGAACTTACTCTGGCGGCAGTAGATACAAAACTTACTTCTGCCGTAAGAACTCCTGGTATTAGGACTTTTGTAAATACAACAGGTAATACACTTGCTGGATGGTATAGTTTTTCAATTGCTAATGTTGGATCAGCTTCAGGATTAGTAGACGGTGAAGTATTACCAGCAGGAGTTACAATTAACTTTGATGGAGGAGCTTTAAATAATACTTTGGGAAGTATGACCTTTGATGCTACAGGAACAACCTTTGTGCTAACTTGGATATCATAATATTATGGGTACTATTGTTTCATCTAGCGGATTAAGTAATTTTAATATACTCAATAATCAACCTATGCTTGCAGATGCATTTGGAAGATTAAGAGTATCACAACCTCTAACTTTATTTGATTCATCTCATAGATATAGGGACAATGGTTTATGGAATACACTTGCTACAGTAGGTGGTACTGCTGTATTTAGTCCAAATGAAGGACTTGTAAATCTAAATGTAACTGGTACAGCTGGATCTCAAGTGATAAGAGAAACTGCAAAAGTATTTTCTTATCAACCAGGTAAGTCACTACTTGTATTTAATACATTTGTAATGGCTCCTGCACAAACAAATCTTAGACAAAGAGTAGGATATTTTGGAATAGATAATGGTATTTATATAGAACTTAGAGATGATGTTTTAAGTTTTGTAGAAAGAAGTATAGTAACAGGTACTTTAATTGACAATAGTGTACCTCAAGCTGCTTGGAATGCAGATACCATGGATGGTAATGGACCATCAGGAATAACTCTTGACATAACTAAAGCTCAGATTCTATTTATGGATATTGAGTGGTTAGGAGAAGGAACTGTAAGATTAGGATTTGTAATAGATGGCAACTTTATTGTATGTCATAGATTTAATCATGCTAACTTAATCACCTCTACTTATATTACTACAGCTTCATTACCCTTACGATATGAGATATCTGATGGAGGAACAGGTATACCTGCTACATTGAAACAAGTATGTTCTACTGTTATATCAGAAGGGGGTTATGAATTAAGAGGTGCACAACAAGCTGTTGGTACCCCTATTACTACTCCAAGAACTTTTGCAGTAGCAGGGACATTTTATCCTATTGTAGGTATTAGATTAAGATCTACTAGATTGGATGCTATTGCTATTCTTACTGCTGTATCTTTATTAGGTTTAGGTAATGGTAAAAACTATGCCTGGAGGGTTTTAAATGGGACTGTGATAACTGGTGGAGCTTGGAATCCTGCTGCAGCTGATTCTTCTGTTGAATATAATCTCACAGGTACGTCAACTACAGGAGGTAGGGTATTAGCACAAGGATATATAAATTCATCCAATCAAGGTTCTCCAAGTATGGATATACTAAAAGAAGCTTTATTTGCAGCTCAATTGGAAAGAAATACTTTTACAGGAGTAGCTTTTGAAGTAGTTGTTGAAATGGCTATTGATGTTACAGGGGGAACTTTAGGAGCTTATGCTTCAGTAGACTGGGAAGAAATAAGCAGGTAACTATAAATAAAAGATAATGGGATCAAATATAAATAGAAACTTACCAGGTGATGCATTTGATGCAGCTGTAGGTGCAAATACTCCATCAGTAAATAATCCGTATGCAACTCAGTTAGATCTTGCAAATATTAATAACCCAGGTAATGCCAACTTATTAATATCTGGAGGAGCTTCTTGGTCTGGTACAGGTATGGTATTTAATGTATCAGCTTTAGTATATCAGATAGCAGGAATACAATATTCAGCAAATGCACAGAATGTGACTTTGCCTGCAAGTAATCCAACAAATCCTAGATTTGATGCTATAGTAGTAGATGTAACTGGAGTAGTTTCAGTAATTTCTGGAACTCCTGCTACAAACCCTCTTACTCCTGCAGTAGATGAGAACTATGTACTTATTCAGTATGTATTAGTAGGAGCTGGTGCAACTACTCCTACAGTAACAAACCAGTTTGTTTATAGACAAGGTTCTACACCAGACTGGCTTACATCATCTGTTGCTGGTGCAGCACCTTCTTTATCAGTAAATTTTACAAGTACATTTCCAGTACCTTTTGAAGGAGCTGAATGTACATTAGTTACTGCTCCAACATATAATGGTGGTAAGTACATACAATACACAAAACCATCTGGTAATATTTCTAGAGCAACATTTGCTTTTCTTACATTTAGAGTTTACTTACCAGTAGCTCTTCCTGCTAGAAATGTATATGTATTGCTTTATAATAATACAACTTTAATTGGTGCTGTATTTGCAACTAACTGGGGTTTAAATATGAATAGTATTGGAAACTGGCAATTGGTTTCTATTCCTACAAATGCATTTGGAAATCTTGCAATCAGTACTATAACTATGGCAAGAATATTTATGACTGGTAATACAGCTAATACATTTGCTACTGGTTTTGATAGATATGCATTAGATGATGTCAAGTTCCAATCAGGATTTGGACCTCAAGCAAATGTAGCTACAATTGATCTTTCTGAAAATGCAACAAACATAGGTAGCACATCAAAAATAAATTTTATCTCTGGTGCAGGAGTAGAGTGGTCTGTTATAAATGATGCTATTAATAATAGAATAAATGTAGCAGCTAACTCTGTAAATGCTTATGTAACACCAGAGTTAAATCTTGTAGGTAGAATATTAGTAGATTCAGATGCTGGAAAGTTTTTAATGGTAGATTCAGTTTCTTCAGAAACAATGCAAGTTCCAAGAAATAATGTTATTGCAATTCCTATTGGTACAGTTATTAAGATAAGCCAACAAGGTACAGGTACTTTAGGTATAGGAGCAATGATTGGTGTTTCATTACTAAGTGCAACTGGATTAACATTTCCAGCACAATACACTGTAGCAACATTAACAAAAACAGATATAGATACGTGGTATATAGAATATAGCAATTAAGATATGAAAACAATATTTACAAAATTAGTAACATCAGCGGGGTATAGAGACATGAATCATTTTGTAGACAGTGCATTCCATCCACAAATGGCTGGTACTTGTGCTGGGTTTAGTGCTTTTTTTGCAGGCCTTGCATATTACTTTAATGCAGTGTTTGGTATTGTATTACCAGTAGGTATTGGTATTATACTTTTGTTTGCTCTTGAGTTCTACACAGGTCTTAAAGCTTCTAGAAAGGAAGGTAAAAAGTTTGATTCAGAACTGTTTGGAAAAGGTTGGTTTAAACTATTTGTTTACATGTTGATGATTGGAATATCACATGCGATGGCAACTAATATAGAAATAAAACCTATCTTTGGAATGAAATTTAATGTTTATGAGTGGTTACATTACGGATTTTATAATTATATAATTATAAATTTGTTCTGGTCAAACTTAGAAAATTTTAAAAGATTGGGTTGGACAGAACATATTGCTTTGTTAAAGCATTTATCTAAATATGTAAAGGACGAACCAATAAAACCAAACAAAGATGAAAGAGAAAACCCTTAGAGAAAGGTGGCAAGGTAAGACACCTAAGTTCTGGAAAAGAGTTCAAAGATGGGCTATTATTACAGGAACTGTAGCAGGAATTATTATTGCTGCCCCCGTGACATTACCAGCTGCAGTAATTACTACTGCAACTTATTTAGCAACAGTAAGTGCTACTATTG